TCATTGGGCGGCCTCCTGCAAGGCAGCATGCTTGGCCGCAAGCTCGGGCGTCCAGTCGGGATCGGGCATCGTGTACAGCTTGTCGAGCCATTTGTTGACGGATGCTGCTGCCTTCGATTTGGCCCGCCCGCCGTGGTGCATCAGGCGAGTCAGATCGGACACGGCCGAGCGAATGGCTTGCACGCGGGTCGGAAATATCGCCGGCGTATCCCGCATCGATGGGTAGTGGTCGCCGAAGCCGTAGGTCGGTGCGATGTTCATTTCGAACGAATAGATCCACGCGCCTTCTTCGGGTTGCGCGATGTAGATGCTGGCGGGGATCAGAGCTGAATCAGTCGCCTTCGGTGCGTGAAGCTTCTCGCAGTCCTCAAACACGCCGTTCGGGTTTGGCGTGTGAATCGCATGCGTTTTCGCGCGCTCCGGAAGATCGAGCAGGTCTTCCATGCCGATCAGTGCGCGATGGACGCCCTCGATCGTGCCTGGCGAGAGTTTTCCGAAGCCGGGATCGTGCAAGACAGACTGCAGGGCCAGAAAAAGTTGCTTTGCCCGCGCATCGTTGATCTTCGCTGTTTTGGGGGCCGAGGGCTCGGAAGTCTTTGTGTCGCCGGTCAGGTGCTTCTTCGTGACCTTGGCCTTGCCAGCTTCCTTCGCTTTCGACAGACCTGACTGGATGCGCTCAAGCGCCTTGTCGCCGCCGTGCGCGCGGATCTCTTCGATCGCGAGGGTGCCTGCGATCGCGCCGCTGCGGACAAGGTCGTGGAGCTCGGCCGGGGCTTTCTCCAGGAGCGCGGCATCGCGGATCGACTGCTCGGAGATATTGAGTCGGGCGCAGATTGTTTTGGTGTCGAGTCCGTGAATGTCGCGCAGTTCGGCGATCGACGTCGCGAGATCGAGCGGCGACGACGGCTTCGATAGGTTGCTCACGTAGCCGTCGACCACCATTTCCGATCGTTTCACGTCACGCGAATCACGGACAACGATCGGAATCTTTCCGAGGTCTTTCCCGGCCTTGATAGCTGCTCCGGCCGCGAGGTAGCGATGCTGGCCCTTGTAGACGTAGAAATAATCCTTGCCGTCGACCTTGCGCGCATAGCAGTGCAGCGGGGAACCCTTGTCGTACCCGTTCTGCATCATGAGGGCGGTCAATTCCTTGACCCACTGCGGGTCGACCGGACGGACGTTGTCGCGAGGGTCGTATCGCAGCGCTTCATACGGCGTCATCCACAGGTCGGCGGAAGTCGCGCCAGCCGCGGCCGCTGCCGCCTTCGTGTTCCCGGTCTGGATGGGCGCGGTCATGTCGAGCTGTTGCGTGCAGTCGTTCATTACGCAACCTCCTGAGTTGCCGCCGCCCGCGTCTTACCCCGCTTCTTCGCTTTATCGATCGCCTTCGACGCCTCGACATCTGCTGCGCGCTTGGCGTCGCGCAGGCGCTTGATTGCATCGGCGCAGTTGCCTTCGTCCGGAATCGAGATCTGTCTGCGGGCGATCTCTGTACCGTCGAGGATCAAATATTCCGTATGCACGCTGTCCGGCAGCGGACGGCGTCCGACTACGTACTTGCCGATCAGAATCGGGGTCGACGGACGGCGGGCGTTTCGGTCGTATCGCGTGATGGTGCGAAGTGAGAGGGTATCTCGACGTTCGACATCGAAGAGAGGTTCGGCTTTGATTTTGATGCGCGGCATGGTGGTCTCCATGACGCCGGGGCCGCTTGCCCCGGCGGGGCGGGCGATTCAGACGGTGACGTGGTAAGCGGTCGGCGGCACGACGACCGGATCGTCCTGGAACACATTCACGACGACAAACAGCAGTGCGGCTACGACAGTCCAGCGGAAAATCGCCGACTTCTCAAAGTTGCTTTGGCGGGCCGACTCTGACGGCGTGACACGGTGCTGTTGTTCTTCGCGAAGCCACTCATGGCGGGCAGGCGATTGATGGTCGAACAGTTTCATAGGCTTCTCCGAAATCTGCGCTGGCGGCAGCAATGGAGATGTATATTAGGCATTCCTTTCTCGCATTGCAATAGGAATGCCTAACATTTTGCTCGATACATTCCTCCGCGCGCAGTTCACCGATAGAACCGAGCACAGCGAATGTCTTTGAAAGGTCTTGAATTCTTCCGATGAATTACTGTATGTTTATACAGTATTCGGCGTAAATATTTCCGAGGGGAGGTTGGTACGGGGCTATGTCAACAGGGGAATTGCGCTGCAAACCGGGCGATGTGGCGATCGTCAGTCGATGCCTGAACCGGTCGCGCATCGGTGTACTTGTGCGGGTGATTGGACCGCACGACACCAAGGATTTTGATTGGGATGTGGAACTTCTCGGTGGCCCGATTCGTGGCCGTGGCATTCGATCAGGACGAGTCGGAACGCATCATCGGGCCGCGCTGTTCGACTGGAACCTTACCCCTCTTGCGGGTCTGGGGCATTCAGATCGAGAAGATCTCCAGACTGTTGCTGGCTGCGCAGATCTTCAAACACCCTAAGTGTCTCGAGTAGGGCGACGAACGCGTTCGACGGCATTCCGACTCTGTCCGCTTTGGCGAGTGCGTCGACAAGAGCCTGAGCGTGCGCGCCCAAGGTCTCCTGTTTCTGGGGGGCCGGCGCATTGGCACGACGCACCATTTGCCCTTCGCCGGTCGCGAGCCACCAAGGATCGACGTTCAGGAACTCGGCTGCGAGCAGCAGGTTCGCCCCCTCCATCTTTTTTGTTTTGCCACTCAGCCAGTCGCTGACTGACGGGGCGCGTACCCGGCAAGCTCGCGCCAAATCCGCAGCCTTCTTTTCGGGCGGCAACTTCATTGCCTGTTCCAGGCGTTCGGCTAGTGTCGTCATTAGGAAAGCCTAACTGATTGGGCGTTAGGAATGCCTTGCATTTCGTGTAAGGAACGCCTAACATTGCGGCATGAATGCGCCACAGAACCGAGATCCGTACGCGTGTGCCGTAATCGACGCCTTCGGAGGTACGGCGGCCACCGCTCAGCTTTGCGAAGTTCGCATGCCGTCCGTATCGGAATGGCGGCGAAATGGCATTCCGCGAGCACGTCTGTTGTTCCTGAAGCTCGCACGCCCCGATCTGTTTGCGTCTCTGGATGCACACGACGAATCGAGGTGAAGCCGGCGCTGTTCCGTGCCCCCGGTTGTCACGCAACCACGGACCGAATCTTAGTTGCGTGCGCAAATGCGCGACAGGATGAAAGCCAGTGCCTACCAAATCCCACCTATGACCTGCCGATACGACAGCACTGAATGGCTGGACGTCCTCTATACGTCCGTTCGCAACACACCCGCAGGCGTCGCCGACGCGGCGAACTATTTGACGATCCGACGCGGCAAGAACATCACGCCGGAATCACTGCGCCTGCGTTTGCGAGGCGTCGGTGACAGCCGATTGTCGATGGAGATGTTCGAGCTGCTCATCGAGTGGATGCAGGAAAAGTCTGAAGCCGAGGTGCATGCGCTCGACGCGTTGCACGCGCTGAATGCACGGTTCGGATTGGTTGCGGAACAGGTTGACGATCATACGGCTGATGAGTCCGGGGAGCCGGGCACGCTGCGTCTCGTTTCGACGGCGCTGCACCTGCAGGCACACGTCGGTCTCGTCGCTGACGACGTGACACGTGCTTTGGCAGATCAGCGAATCGACGACCACGAAGCGGAGCGGATCATCGCGACCGGCCGCAAGGGCCAGCGCCTGTTCCAGCGTTTGATTCATGCTGCCCGCAACCTCGCCGCACGTCGCCGTCGTCGTCATGGAACGGTTTAAGCCCGGTATGGGCTGTTGTCGTGTGGCACGTGAGCAGGTCGAGCTGTGCTGCGGTTACGCGCAACAGCTCGCGTGCGCGGTCACCGCGCTGGCCGAGCGTCTCGACACCGCCCCCGATCGGGCGGGTTGCATCCTCGCCGAGCTGCTGACGACGTTCCCCGATCGCCTCGCCGTGTTCGTCGCGGAAGCGCGGCGCACCGGACGCATGGACGTGTTCATCGAGACAGCCGCCCGCGCATGTGCGGCACTTCCCACCAAGGCGGAACGCCACGCGTTTCGCGATCAGATCGTCGGTTCGCTCTGCGCGTCCGACCTGTCCACATTCGACGAGCGCATGTCAGCCGAGTGGCGTCGACTGCGCGGCAAATAACTGGAGACCGAAGTGAAGGTAAGTGCAACGAGTAGCGGCCTGCGACATGGCGCGTCGCACATTCGCCGCAGGCCGAGCGGGCTGAACTGCTATGCAGCCGGGCGCGGTGTTTGGCGCAGTTTTTCCCACCGAGCCGAGCGTGATCGAAGGATGCTCGAACTGCAAAACGAACGAGTGAATCGATAGCGTCGGGTGGGCTACTGAAGGCATTGGGATCCGGCCGCGACGTGCGGCCGAAGTTATTTTGATGGAGGGCAGATTTTCGTATGGGAACACTTGACCAGATCGTTCAGCAGTTGCGCGCAGCAGGGCATCCGGACCTGCCTGCAGGACACCCCGTCGCCGATGGCAAGCATCATCGCTATGGTCCGCGCAAGAAGTACTGGTATCAGCTGCGCGAGATCGTCAGCAAGGGAGCTGTGATCGGATACGGCGGCACGTTCGGCCATTTCTCAGGCGACGATCCCGGCACCGAGCGCTTCGAATGGGGTGGCGCACCGTTGAGCGAAGAGACGCTGGCGGAAACGCGTCGCCGTCAGGAAGCGGCCGAGCACGAGCAGGCCGAGCGTGACGCGCGACAGGCGAAGCTGGCCGCAAACCGTGCGCGTGATCAGTGGAGCCGGGCGTCCGAGAAGGGCGAGTCCGCGTACCTGGAGCGCAAGAAGATCACAGCCGAGGGCGTGCGCTTCGACACCGACGGCACGATGTTCGTGCCGATGTTCCAGTATGGCGACCAGCCACGTCTCGTTGGCCTGCAGAAGATCACGCCGGACGGCGCGAAGCGCTTCAACAAGGGCATGGAGAAGAAGGGCGCGTCGTGCCTGCTCGGCGCAGTCGGTGCGGACGACCAGATCGTGCTGGTCGCCGAAGGCTACGCGACGGCGCGATCGATCCGCATGGCAATTGACCGTGCATTCGCGGTCGACGTTTGTTTTGATGCGGGCGGCATCCTGCCGGCCGTGCGTCATTTTCGAGCAGCGTACCCGGACGTGCACGTGCTGATCTGCGCCGACGACGACTGGAAGATCGAGCAGCGTATGCGCGATTGGCTCGCCGACGAGTTTGCTTTCCGGGGCGAGCTGGTGTGCGGTGCCGATCCGGTTCGGATCGAGGCGAAGAACACGTGGTACATGGTCGCCGCAGCACGCCGGTGGGACAACAACGGAGTGCCATATATCGAAGTGAGCTACGGTAACGACGTGATGCCGCTGCGCCGCAAACGCTTCGAAAACACGGGCCTGAAGCGCGCGTATGAGGCGGCAGCCGAGGTCGACGACGTGAGCGTCGTCTATCCAGTATTCGCAAATCGTGGCGAACGCAAGCTGACGGATTTCAACGACCTGCATATCGAGGACGGTCTCGAAGCCGTCGCCGAGCAAATGCAAGCGGCGATCTTGCGCGTCATCGCGCCAGCGAACGACGAGATCCGGCCGGCGATGGTGGCACCTTCAACCGCGGACGCGTTGTCAACGAACCCCGCCGCGACGTCCGCTGCCGCGCAACAACCGGAATGGGATGGTCGCGAAGCTGAGAACGGCGCACACACGTGGGAGCACGATCTCGCGCGCTCGGACAAGGGCACGCTGCTGCCGACGCTCGGCAACGTGCACCTGATCCTGTCGAACCACAAGGCGTGGAAGGGCGTGATCGAACAGGACGACTTCGGTGGTCGCGTGATGAAGCGCAAGGCGCCGCCTTTCCCGCAGGGCGTCACGGGAGAATGGACCGACATGGACGATCAGCGCTGCGCGCTCTGGTTGTCGCAGCGGTACGGCCTATCCGTACGCACCGACATCGTCATGAACGCGGTCCTGCTTGTAGCAGACGCGACCCACTTCCACGATGTACGCGAATACCTAGAAGGGCTCCAATGGGATGGCGTGCCGCGCGTGCGCACGATGCCGTCGACGTACCTGCGCGTGGCTGACAGCGAGTATGTGCAGCTCGCGTTCATGAAATGGATGATCGCGGGCGTGGCTCGCGTGATGGAGCCGGGCTGCAAGGTCGACAACGTACTGATCCTCGAAGGCAAACAGGGCCACCGCAAGTCGACCGCCCTGAAGGTGCTGGCCGGCGCTGCATGGTTCACCGATACGCCGATCCAGATCGGCAACAAGGACACGTACGCGGTGCTGGCCGGCAAGTGGGTGATCGAGCTGGCTGAACTGGACTCGTTGAACAAGGCCGACTCGTCGGCGGTCAAGAGCTTCTTCGCGACGGCCGTCGACCGGTTCCGCAACTTCTACGGCAAGCGGGCAACCGACGTACCACGCCAGTGCGTGTTCGCCGGCTCGGTCAACTTCGATACGTACCTGAAAGACGAATCGGGCAACCGGCGCTACTGGCCGCTGCGTGTCGGTGGTCTGGTCGATATCGACGGCATCGTGGCCGTGCGTGATCAGCTTTGGGCGGAAGCCGTGCACCTGTACCGCTCGGGCGTCGTGTGGCACGTGACCGAGCAAGAGCGCCCCCTGTTCGAGATCGAGCAGGCCGAGCGTTACGAAGGCGACGTGTACGAGGACAAGATCGCCAAGGCCCTGGAATACGTTGGGCGTACGACGATGGAGGAAATCCTGGCCGACATCCTGAAGCTCGACACGTCGAAATGGACGCTGCCGGAGCAGCGCCGTATTGGCAAGGCGCTGAAGTCGCTGGGTTGGGTGCGCAAGCGGGAGTCGACGGGGGCGCGTGGCTGGTACTACGTGCGGGAGGAGCAGGAGCCTGAAGTCGAGCGCGAACTGGTTGCGGCGGGCGATGACGACAGTCCGCTGTAGTGCGTTGGCGCGCTGTGCTGCTATGGCGGGCGCGCCGCAGTGCCCGCTTTGGCGCGCCGTGGACGTCCCAAGTCCCGACGTCCCAAGGCGTGGCTTCGGGCGCGGGTGCAGGGGCGCGACATGCGCGACGTGAGCGGCGCACGTCGCGCATGTCGCAGGCGCGCACCCCTGCAAGCATTTTCCCTTGGGACATTTGAGACATTAGGACGAATAGGAGAGAGTCGTGATTGATTTGATGGAGCGGGCAGGCATCGCAATGAGCGTTCGTGGTCAGTTCACCGACCCGATTGCCGATCCTAAAGTTACTTTGGGCGCACTCGCTTTTGCGAACGATCTCGGTCGGTTGCTGGTGCGTATCAAGGCGGGACAGGAGACCAAGCCAGCGACGATCCGCAAAGCGACGTTGCTGTTTGCGCAGATGATCCGTTTGTCAGGCCGTTTCAAGCGCAGTCGGTTCACGGGCCTGAAGCGTGACGAGCGACGCGATCAGCGTGCAGGGCATGAAGTCGAGCGGGCGAAGGTCGACATTGTCGAGCGCTTCGCGTTGCGCTTGCTTGACGAATGGATCAACGATCAGTGCGTGCGGTGCGAAGGGCGCGGCATCGTTCGACGAGGCGGCCGCTACATTTGCCCGGATTGCGCTGGCTCGGGCAAGCGCCCGATTGACGAAGCAGCGCGTGCGCAGAGGATCGGTGTGCCGCTCGATGAATATCGTCGCCACTGGTCGCGTCGTTTCCATGACATGCATGCACTACTCGATCACGTGAATGGATCGGTATCTGACACAATGCGTCGACAATTGCGAGAATGAAACGTCTTCCATTCCAAGAGCAGATCGCGTAAACTTTGGACATCCTTTACTGCGTCACTGGATATTCGCTGGCACCGCGCGTTAGTCGTGCAAACCTCTCGGGACATAAGAACACTTAGTGGAGCCCGTTAGGTCGTGTGGGGGCATTCGTCCCTACGAAATGAATTGTGAAGCCCTGAGTGCGGAAGCACTCGGGGCTTTTTGTTTCAAACTTGTACATAGCAGTTGTTGCGCTTCTGACGCCAGCACGTGCAAGTGCTGGTTTACCATATTGACCTATCATTCAGCAGGCTTTCGCATGCCATTGCCCTGCGTGGCCTGTCCTGACGATGCTGGAAGCTTCATTTGATCATCCAACGTGTACTGATCGCTCAGCGGAGTTGTCGGGTCGGACACTGGAGGAATGTCACCCCTAATGCTCAATTTCGGTTGACCTAGACGCGATTGTGTCGATGTGGATTGTGATGGTCCCGCCGACTTGTTTTGAGGTGCTTTCTTCGTTGATGTACTGCCAGCATGCGGCGACGATGTTTCTGGCCCAGGGGCCGGCGAAGCCGCGGTGTCCCCATCGGTTTCGGACTCCCCAATCGAGACATCAAGAAGCTTGGCTCCAACGGCGATTGGAGCAGCGAAGTAGTAATTAAACGATAGCCCATCATCTCCGACCGAAGCAGACGTAAAGACGGCACCGGGAAGACCGAGGTTGACTGCTGCGTTCGCGGCAGTCTGAGCGTCCGACAAATGCTTGTTCGCTTCGTTTACATGGGCATCACTTGACGTGGATGCGGCAGCCGGAGGGTTGGCAACTGCTGTTTGCGATGCCGCTTGTTGAACATTGAATCTCGCTTGGTTTGGGTTCACATAGAGACGGGCCTGAGCATTAATTGCAGCAGCCTTGTCAGTCCCAAACGATAGAGACATGTGTCTGGTGTAGTACACCTCCTGTACGACAGCAAGGCGTACGGCTCCGCACGCAGTCGTATATTTTCTGGCGATGCCTTGATAGAGCGTAACGATTTTGCGACGGTTTGCAGGCCCCAAGTTATCCAGTGCGATGTTCGCTTGATCTTGTGCTTGAATCCAGGGAAGGCCAGCCCATTCGGCAGCGGGCATCGAGAGAACATAAGTCTCCAGTTTTTTCTTCTGTCCGCCTAGACCAAATACCGAGAACCCGGTCGGGGCAGCTGCGCCAGCAGAGATTGTAGAACCCACTACCTGGAAGATCTCAGGAAAACTGACGAGAGCGAGGCGAGTCCACTTTTTCGGCGTATTTATACCGGTCGCAACCTCCGGAATATCGATGCTTTGTCTCGCTGAGGTTGATTTCTCTGATGGGAGGTTCCATCGTTGTTTGAAGAAATCTGCGATTCGATCGTGAAAACCATCAAGGGGTGTCACGAAGATGGGTGGAAAGCGATCGGACGGCTTACCAGGATTTGTTGGATTGGAGCACACAATGTAGAGATCGCCCGGCTCAACGTTTGCGCGTGGCGGAAAAATCGTCACGAGCCCATAGGGTGCCAACTTTTGGCTCCATGCCATCGCGAGATCGCTTTGCTCTAGCGGGGGCTGACTGGTTGTACAGGCTGCAAGCGTCGCGGACATCGCCGCTAATACAGCTACACGTGTTCTGCTTTTCACGACATCCCCCGTTTATTGTCAGTTCATTTGTATTGCTTATTCGCGAGACCTTCATGGCAAATATTATGAGGCGGGCGTTGATTAAACAAGCTCGGATTGCACATGAACTCTGCGACGCGCGGCGGAGTGGCGGTGATGCATCTGGCCGTCCTGTGGGCCGCCTTGGGGACCCTAAGATGGGTTCGATACGCGGGGGCTCGCACCCGCGTTTTTTCTCTACTGTCGAATTCCTATAGGGGGGCACATTCACATGCTGACTCAGCAACAAATCGCTGATCACCTCGATCTGGAGCGCTCGACGGTATCGCGCCTTGTCGACCGTCTCAATATCGACTATCGGACGGCGTCGCTTGATGAAATCCGCGTTGCGTATCTTCGCCACTTACGAGAATCGGCTGCCGGCCGCGCAAGCGAGACCGGGATCGATCTCGTCGCCGAGCGCGCGATGACCGAGCGTGTGGATCGCGAGATCAAGCTGCTGACGTTGGCCGAGAAGAAAGGCCAACTGGTCAACGCGGCGCAGCTCGAACAGGCGTACGGCCAGATGGTCGGCGCATTTCAAACGGAATTGCTGGCGCTGCCCGACAAACTGGTGCAGGAGCTACGCACCCTGTACGGCGTCGAGGTCGACGTCGAATGGTTGAACGAGCACATGTATGGATGCCTTCAGCAGCTTTCTGAATACGACGCAGACAGTCCGGGCGGTGATTCGCCGGATTGCGAAGCTTCTCCGTCCGCCCGAGCGGATCGGGACGACGGAGTGGGCGCGCAAGCATCGCAGGATGAGTGCGAAAGCGACGGCGACGCCGGGCCGCTATAACCCGAACATCACGCCGTGGGTGTTCGGCATGCATGACGCGCTCGACGATCCGACCGTGCAAAAGATCGTGTGCATGAAGTCGGCGCAGGTCGCGTGGACGGATGGTGTGCTGCTGAACTACATCGGCAAGCGGATCGACGTTGATCCGTGCCCGATGATCGTGATGTTTGCGAAAGAGAAGTCGGCGAAGAAGTTCAACCTCGAAAAATTCGAACCGATGGTCGAGGTGACGCCTCGTCTGTCGGCAAAATTGCCGGTGCACGCCGCGCGCGACAAGAACAACCTGTGGGATCACAAGACGTTCCCGCGCGGGTTCCTCAAGTTCATTACGTCGAACGCGCCGGACGATGTGAAGTCGACGCCGGCCCCGGTCGTCGCGGTCGAGGAGCCGGACGATGCGAACACGAACGTGCGCGATCAGGGCGATTCGATCACGCTGCTGGAGGAACGCAACAAGAGCTATTCGGACAGCCGCCGCAAGGTAATTTTCGGTGGCACGCCCACCGTTGACGGCTTCTCGCGCATCCAGCAAGCGTATCTGACTTCGGATCAACGCATCTATCTGGTGCCGTGCCCCGATTGCGGCGAGGAGCATGAGCTGGCGTGGGAGAACGTGACCTGGAGCGAGGACGCCGAAGTCGCACATGAGGTGTTCGGCCGGGCACGGCCGGACTCGGCACGCTACACGTGCCCGCACTGCGGCTCGTTGTGGGACGACTCGGCGCGTGTGCGTGCGGTCCGGCATGGGCGATGGGTTGCGACGGCGCCGTTTCACGGCGTCGCGGGCTTTCGTCTGAACGAGTTGGTATCGCCGTTCCCCGGCTCGCGCATGGCTGAGCTGGTCAAGAAGTGGCTGACGGCCGAGAAGGCGCTGCGCGAGGGCGACGACACGAAAATGCGTGCGTTCGTGAACAACTCGCAGGGTCGGCCGTACAAGTACAAGAGCGACCTGCCGGAGCTGGACGTGCTGGCCGCGCGTGCGATGCCGTACGCGGCATTCATGGTGCCGGCCGGCGGTCTGTTGCTGACGCTGGGTGTCGACGTGCAGCACGACCGGCTCGCGATCATTTTGCGCGCATGGGGGCGCGGTGAGGAAAGCTGGCTCGTTGCGTGGGACGAGATTCACGGCAACGTGCTGCATCAGGAAGCCGATCCGTTGTCGGGCGGCGTATGGGGCGCGTTGACCGCGCTGGTGACGCACGGCTACCGGCATGAAAGCGGCGGCATATTGCGTGTTCGCGCGACGTCGATCGACTCGTCGGACGGCTCGACATCGGACGCGGTATACAAATATGTGCGTGCTGCGCAGCGGGCCGGGCTGAACGTGCTGGCGATCAAGGGCAGCACCGAGGCCAACGCGGAGATTTTCAGCGTACCGAAGGCGTCTGTCGATTCGACGCGCAACAACAGCAAGGCCGCGAAATACGGCCTGCGTCCATACATGGTCGGGGTCAGCAAGGCGAAAGACCTGATCCTGGACAACCGGCTGAAGCTCGATGGCGATGGGCCGGGGCGCATGCACTGGTACGTGGGCGTGCGCTCCGACTATCTCGCGCAGGTAACGGCCGAGGTCAAGGTGCCGGGGCGGATCGGCACCAAGCGCGTCTGGCAGAAGAAGGCCAGCGCCCGTAACGAAGCGCTCGACTGCGAAGTCTATGCGCTGCACGCGGCACGCAGCGCCAAAACGCACCTGATGACCGAAGCGCATTGGCGCGTCGAACAGGTGCGCATCTCGCAGGTTTCTCTGTTCGATGCTGTTCCGATATTGGAATCGCTACCGTCTGCATTGCCGGTCGAGACACTGCCGACCGTGCAGACGGATGCCGATCCACCGCCACCGATCGAGCCGGTTCAGCCGGTCGCTAAACCACCTGAAACCCCGCCACCGAGCGGGGTTTCGCGCATTCAGGGCCGGCGTGTCGCTCGCTCGACGTACCTGAAGCGCCGCTAGGAGAAACACATGGCATACACGATGGCGGACCTGCAGCGCATCCAGTCGGCAATCGCGAAGGGCGAGCTGGAGGTCCAGTACGCGGATCGCAAGGTGCGCTACCGGTCGATAGCCGAACTGCGTGACGCGCAGACCGAGATCATCCGGGCGCTGGATGGCGCGACCGGCCGCTCGCGGCTGATTCGCTTGCGGCACGCCGGCAAGGGGGTGCGATGAGCCGCGCGTATCCGGTTCTCGCGCAGCGCGGCTTTGTCGTGCCCACGCGCCTGAACGCGGCGGCGTACGAATCGGCCGGCACGCGCGGGGCGCGAGCGAAGTCATGGCAGGCGTCGAGCGCGGGACCGAACGCATCGGTCGTGCAGAACCTGCCGCTGATGCGCCACCGCGCCCGTGACGCGATCCGTAATGACCCATGGGCTAAGACCGCAATCGCGCGGCTGGTGTCGAACACGATCGGCACGGGTATTCAGGCGCATCCGCAGCATCCGGACGCGGACGTGCGCCGCGAACAAAAGCAACTTTGGGACGACAGCTCGGGCGAGCTGGATGCGGATGGTGTGCACGACCTGTACGGCTTGCAGACGCTCGCCGCGCGGGCGTTCTTCAGCGACGGCGAGGTGCTGGTGCGCCGCCGCCTGCGTCCGCCGCATGCCGGGCTGGCGGTGCCGATGCAGATCCAGTTGCTGGAAGGCGACCTGTTGCCAGTCACGAAGAACGAGCCGATTCCAGGCGGCGAGATCATCAACGGCGTCGAGTTCAACGAAGACGGCGAGCGCGTTGCGTATCACCTGCTGCGCCGCCATCCGGGTGAGTACAACCGCTTTGCCGGTGACGCGACGCAGACGGTGCGCGTACCGGCCGACGAGATCGCGCACGTATTCCACGGGCTACGGCCGGGACAGGTGCGCGGTGTACCGGAGCTGTCGACGGTGCTGCTGCGGCTGCATTCGCTCGACAACTTCGACGACGCGGTGCTGTTCCGCCAGGAGGTGAGCAACCTCTTTGCCGGGTTCATCGTGAAGCCGCAGGCCGAGGTTGGCCCGCTTGGCGATCCGGTCTCCGGTGCGCCGATAGAGTTCGACGTCGACGGCTTTTCGCCGGTCGTGTCGCTGGAGCCGGGCGCGATGCAGGAACTGGCGCCCGGCGAAGACGTGAAGTTCGCAACGCCTCCCGGTGCGGGGGCCGATTATGCGCCGTTCATGCGCCAGCAGCTGATGGCGGCAGCCGCGTCGGTCGGCATGCCGTACGAAGTGCTGACGGGCGACCTGCGCGACGTCAGCGACCGCGTGCTGCGCGTGTTGCTCAACGAGTTCAGGCGCTCGATCGAGCAGCTGCAGCAGAACGTGTTCATCCACCAGTTCTGCCGGCGGATCTGGCGCTGGTGGGTGGACGCGTGCGCGCTGTCCGGTGCGTTGCCGATGCCGAACTATCACCGCGCCCGGCGCGAGTACGTGCGCGTGCGCTGGGTGCCGCAGGGCTGGCCGTATATCCACCCGGTGCAGGACGTATCCGCCAAGCGTGCGGAGATCCGCGCGGGACTGACGAGCCGCACCGGGGCAATTCTGGCGAAAGGCGAGGATCCGGAGCAGGTCGACGACGAGAATGCGGCCGATCAGCAGCGCGCGCAACGGTTGGGGTTGCAGTACGACACGCATGCGACGGACGACACCGATCCGCTCGCACATACGAATGGGGAGTGAGATGAAACGCAATCGTAAGTGGTGGGATATCCGGGCGCAGGCAAACGCGGCCGGCGAGGTCGAGATCCGGATTTATAACGAGATCGGCTTTTGGGGCACGGACGCGCAGACCTTCGTGACCCAGCTCGATGCGGCAGCGGCCAACGCGTCCACGATCGTGGTGGCGATCAACTCGATAGGTGGCGACGTGTTCGACGCGTTCGCGATCTACAACGCACTGCGCCGGCACGCGGGCAAGGTGAAGGTGCGTGTCGACGGCGTCGCGGCATCGGCCGCATCGCTGATTGCGATGGCCGGCGACGAGATCGTGATGCCGGAGAACGCGCTGCTGATGATCCACAACGCGCACACGGTGACGGCGGGCGAGGCGAAAGACCTACGGCGTATTGCCGACCTGCTCGATAACGCAGGCGACGGAATCCTCGCCGCGTACGCGGCGAAGAGCGGTCAGTCGGTCGACGAGATCCGGGGCATGATGGACGCCGAGACGTGGCTGACGGCGGCGCAGGCGAAGGAGAAGGGTTTCTGCGACACGATCGAGGCGGCAGTGAAGCTGTCGGCGTCGGCCAGCTCGACGGCGCTGCTCGCGCGCTTTTCGGCGGTGCCCGATGTTGTGCGGGCGCTGGTCGACGAGACGGAGCCGACCGACCCGCCGCAGCCTGACACGCCACCCAATACACCGTCCGAACCCAAGCCTGATCCGAATCCGGAACCGGGTGTGCAGCCGGTGCCGCCGACGCCCGACGTGTCGGCGCTCGCATCGCACGTGTTCGCGGCATGCCGTGACGCGCGCCTGTCGCATTGCGCCGAGGCGATCGTGACGGCGACCGGCCTGAAGGATCGGGTAACTGTTGACGCGGCGATTCAGCAGGCCGCGGACATTGCCGGGATCTGCCTTGCGGCTAACGTGCCGGAGCTGACCGCGCAGTTCGTCGCCGACGGGCTGACACCCGATCACGTACGCGCGCGACTGTTCGAGCGCGTGACGGCGTCGCAACCACGCATCAATCCGCGCGCTCAATCGACGGCGCAAAACGAGCCGGCCGTGGTCGCGAATGCGCCGCGCGCGGCGTCCATCTACGCGGCTCGCAAGAGCGGCAAATAACTTTGACGATACCCGAGGAGGGGAACACTCATGTCGAACGTGAAGGTACAGGGCAGCCAGACAGCGGAATTTCTGGTGTCGGAGGGCAACGGGCAGATTTCGCGCGAACACATCGTGGTCAAGGCGGGACCGGCGCTGCCGTCCGGCCAGGTGCTCGGCGTGACGAGCACCGGCGAGTATGCGCCGTACGACAACGCGGCGAACGACGGGTCGGAGGTTGCTGCAGCGGTGCTGTACGCGCCGTTGCCGGCGTCCGAGGCACCGCGTTCGGCGACGGGCATCGTGCGGCTCGCCGAAATCGCCGCCGCGCGCCTGACCGGTCTGGATGCCGCCGGCCGCACCGATCTCGCCGAGCGTCACGTGATCGTCCGCTGATCGCAGCGCACGCTACCTGAAGCCCATCCAAGGCCACGCACCGCGCGTGGCCTTTTTTGTATCCATTTCCCTGTTGGAGGTTGTATGGCGGACATCGCCCTGTTTCAAGATGACGCGTTCTCGCTGTCGTCGCTCACGGCCGCGATCAACGAGCAGCCGCACGTACCCGGCCGCGTCGGCGCACTCGGTCTGTTCGAAGAGGACGGCATCACCACGACGACGATCCAGATCGAGCGCGACGGCGACACGCTGTCGCTGGTTTCGGCAGGCGAGCGCGGCTCGCCGTCGGCCGTTGTGGTCGGCAGCAAGCGCACGATGATCCCGTTCAACACGGTGCACCTGCCGCAGCGTGCGTTCGTGAAGGCTGACGAGATCCAGAACCTGCGCGCGTTCGGTTCTGAAACGGAGTTGGAGGCGCTGCAGACGGTCGTGAACCGGCGGCTCGCCAAGCTGCGCCGCCAGCTCGACGCGACGCACGAGTTCCACCGTATCGGCGCGATCAAGGGTGCGGTGCTCGACGCCGATGGCAAGACGGTGCTGATCGACCTGCTCCAGTACTTCGGTATCGAGCAGACGGTGATTCCGTTCGAGCTGGGCAAGGCGGACACCGAGATCCGAGTGAAGTGCATGGAGGTGCAGGACGCGATCGAGGATTCGCTGGGCGCGACAACGTACACCGGTGTGCGGGTGCTCTGCGGCCGGGCGTTCTGGAACAAGCTGATCGTCGCGAAGACGGTGAAGGAAACGTATCTGGCGACCGCGATGGCGGCGTCGCTGCGCGGCGATGCGCGCGACGCGTTCGACTTCGGCGGCTGCACGTTCGAGCGCTATCGCGGTCGTGTGGGCAACATTGGCTATGTGGCCGACGACGAAGCATATGCAGTGCCCGAAGGCGTGCCGGAGCTGTTCGTCACGCGCTTCGCGCCGGCCGACTATGTCGAGGCCGTCAATACGACGGGCCTGCCTTACTACGCGAAGCAGGAACTGGCGCAGTTCGGCAAGGGTGTGGACATCGAGGCGCAGTCGAACCCGGTGCACCTGTGCACGCGCCCGAAGGCGATCGTCAAGCTGAAGGCCTGACATGGCGTTCCGGGATCTGATCGCGGACGTCGATGCTGCAGTGCTGCGCGATCTCGGCGACGCGGATATCACGATCGACGGCCGGCCCGTCGACGGGATGTTCACGTCGCCGTGGCTCGGTCCGGATCTCGGAACGCAGCGCACGCAGCTCGTGGCGCCTGTCCTGCATGTCACGGACGCCGATGCGGTAGACGTCACCGAAGGCAGCATCGTCGTGACGCCGAGCGGGCGGTATCGCGTGTTCGAGCTGCATCCGGATGGGACGGGCTGGACGATCCTCATTCTGAGGTGACGATGGATCTGCTGAAGGTCGAGATCGACGTGAAGGGGGCGCTCGAAGCGCTCGCGGGCCTGCCGCCTTCCGCGATGCAGGCGGCATGGCGTCGGACGCTGCGCAAGACGGGGGCATGGATCCGAAGCCAGACCGCGAAGGAGGTCGGCAACGCGACCGGCATCCAGCAGAAGCTGCTCCGGCAGCGGATGTACTTCTTCTTGCGGTCGGCCGATACCGGCAAGGTATGGCTCGGGTTGAACCCGATCGAGGCGCATCGGCTCGGCTCTGTCCGGCGTACGAAGAAGGGTATGCGGGCCGGCAAAACGCTGTTCGAGAGCGCATGGCGCAAGACGAACCGGCAGCCGGACGGGCCGATTTATCGGCGTCTCGGCAAGGCGCGCACGCCGTTCGAGGTCGTCAAGGTCGAATGGTCGAAGACGGGCGATCCTGCGTTTCGCCGGGCGGCACAGGCGTGCGAGGTACGTCTCATGACGGTGCTGCGGCAGGAGGTCAACTATGAACTGCAGAAGGCGATGAACCGTGCTCGATAACCTCAAGCAACTACATGACGGCGTCGAGTCCGGCCTGCGCGCGAAGCTGCCGGAGCTTGAACGCATTCACGCGTATCCGAGGATCGGCAAGGCGATCGAGACGCCGTTTATCGCGATCGAGCTGTCGGAGCTGGAGCCGGGACACGATGACGGAACGGGCCGTGTGCCGCTGGTTGGACGATTACAGGCACGTGTGATCGTCGACCCGATCGTCCCCGGTGCTGAGCTGCTGGTGCGCGAGCTGTCCGCGCGTGTGCTGCAGGCGGTGCACGGTACGACGTGGGATTTGCCCGTGACGCCCGGCAGGCAGGTCGGCTCGGCGGGCGAGGATCCGTTTCGCCCGGAGCTCGATACGTATCTCGTCTGGCTCGTCGAATGGGAACACGAATTCGACCTGGGCGACGAATTCGAGCCGCCGGCGAAGGGACGCACGGTGGTGTGGGGCGTTGATCCCGATACTGGGCCGGGGCACGAAGACCGTTACTGGAATCCGGCGGATTACGCAGCGGGGTGACATGTGAGCGATTTCGAGCTGGGCGAGATGGATCGCCGCATGGCGTGCCTGACGCAGTCGGCGGTGGTTGAGGCGGTCACATACGATCCGCCGCGCGTGAAGGTGCGCATCGGCGATTGGGTCAGCGACTGGCTCAAATGGCAGGCGGGTGCGGCCGGCAAGGTCCGGCAGTGGCGTCCGCCGTCCGTCGACGAAGAGGTCGCGCTGTGGGCGCCGTCTGGCGATCTCGCGGGTGCGTTCGTCGCGCCCGGTTACTACACGGAGCAGCACGGCGGGTCGGGCCGATCGAGTCCGGACGAAACTGCGACCGATTACCCGGACGGCGCATTCGAACAGTACAACCATGCGAGCCATGAATACGTGCTGTCGGTGCCGGCGGGTGGTCGGATCGTGTTTCGAATCGGCGCGACGGAGTTCGAGCTGAGAGCGGACGGCGCGATGCTGCGTAGCGAGAAGCTGCTCGCCGATGTGCCCGACTCGACGTTCACCGGCAACACGACGACCGAGCGCTTGCTGACGTTCAACGGCGGCATGCAGGGCAAGTCGGGCGAGGATGGCAGCGTTGCAGTGAGGGTCGCGGGCGGCGCTGAGTTCACCGACGATGTTGTCGCGGCGGGCAAATCGGTCAGTGGACACAGTCACCGAGAACAGGGAGATGGGGAGTTGGTTAGCAAGCCAATTTAGTATCAAGCCGATAGATTTATCAGGTACCCGCGTGCCGTGGCGTGATGTAGGTTTTCTTCCGCAGTCTTCTTCTGCCTTTAGAAACGATACTCACGGAACGAGGTGTGCGAATGAGCACGGTAGAGCTTGAACAGGAATCTGAAAACCCCCCCGGTCGACAGCCTGAGAAACTGCATGAGCAACGGTCCGACCATAATGCCGTGCCGCAGCCCAAGCAGAAATCCATACTGGATTGGCCGTGGCCTGTAATCGTATCGATAGTCGGTTTGGTCTCTTTGGGTGTTGCGTATTCACTAGGGGATGCATATTACAGCTCATACCTAAGAAAATTTTGGATCGAGGCCGCTGCATTCCCAATCGATAAGGCGCAGCATCTTGTTCTGTCGTTGTTCGGCGCTCTAAATACGGTGGCTACCGTACAGGCTTGGCTCACCGAGCATAAGGTTCACGTTCTGAAATTCGTGGCGGCAATCCTATTCAGTGTTGCTGTGTGGGTCGTGGTCGAGAAGGGGCTACTTTGGGCAGTCGAACGCGCGAGCAAGCGGGCAGACGGTTCGACCAAATCTATCAAGCTTTGGCCAATCGTAGTTAGATTCTTCACGATCGTTTTTTGGATATGGACGTCTGCCGGGGCCGCATTCTTGCTCGGGATGTTCGTCCCGACATTTATGGCACTTCCCTCTGTAATAGGGGAGTCTGCCGGTGACGGAGTCGCCGGTGATCAGATGCGTGACTTTGATCTGGGGTGCTGGGTATCTCAAGCGAGATGTCAGATGGTGCTCAATGGCGGTAAGGAAGTAGCACGTGGCTACATCGTCGCCCAATCATCGACGCACGTTGCACTGTACTACGAAGGCAATACGGTACAACTGCCTCTTGATGGTTCGGAAATCAGAACAGTCGAACGACCGAACTTCGACCAGGCAATACCTCGTTGATGCAGCGTGTTCACTGTCAAGTTCCTTTGCCCCGCCCTGTGCGGGGTTTTTCATTTATGGGGGCGCCTATGGCGAAAGACACACAGCAAGACAGGGCGGCGACGCCCGTCACATTCATCGATACCGAGTTCCGCAGTCGTGTGATCGTGTTTCCGGACGGCTCGCACGTCGCCGTGCTGGCGGGCAAGACACAAGTCACGCAGCCGGAGCACATCGCGTATCTCGAATCGCGCGGGTGCTTTAAGCGCGTCCCGACGAAGGTGCAGTAGTGGTCGCGCTGGTCGGAATGTGCCGTCGCACGGGCCGGTTGATCGGTGGCATTGACCATCTCGTCCAGAGCATCGGGGACATTCTGAGCACGCGCAAGGGCACCCGCCGCGAGCGGCCTGATTACGGTTCTGATCTGCCGCTGATGGTCGACCTGCCGATCACGCGCGGCTGGATATCGGCCGCGCAGGCGGAAGCGGCGCGTGCGATCGGTCGATGGGAGCCTCGCATCGCGCTCGATCGCGTGCAGGCGCTGTCGGTCGTCGACGGCAAAGTAACTTTTCGGATCGCCGGGCGTTACGACGGCGACGATGTTGTATTCGAGGTGACGATATGACAGTGATCGATCTGTCGGCACTTGATCCGCCGGATCTCGTCGAAACGCTCGATTTCGAGGCCGCATATCAGTACAAGCTGCAGCACTTCAAGAGCATCTATCCCGATTGGACAGCAGCGCTCGAATCCGATCCGGTCGTGAAATTGATTGAGCTGGCGGCATACGATGAAGTCCGATTTCGCGCGCGTGTGAACGACGCAGGGCGGGCTGTGTTGCTGGCCTACTCGACAGGGGCGGATCTCGAACACCTCGCGGTGCTCTGGAATTTGCAGCGCGAGACGGTCGACCCCGGCGACCCCGAGGCGCATCCGCCGGTTCCTGCAACACGCGAGCGCGACGAACGCTTGCGACTGCGTACACAGATGGGCATCGAGCGTTCGTCGACGGCAGGTCCGTTCGGCGCGTACCGGTCCCTCGCGATGGACGCATCGCCGGACGTCGCGGACGTGCGCGTCGATCGGCCCGAGGCCGGTGTGGTGCGCGTGGTCGTGAAGTCGTATTCGAACGGTGGGGTGGCAAGCACGGCATTGCTCGACACAGTGCGCCGCGCACTTTCGCCGGAGGATCGACGGCCGCTGAACGATACGCTGCTGGTGGTCGCGGCTCAGCCCGTCAATTACGCGATCGTCGCCGACGTGTACATCGGGCGCGGACCGGATCCGGGCGTGGTGCTTGCGGCGCGACGGCAGGATCTCGATATCGCAGTCGCCGCAGGGGAGGCGTTACGCGTTGGCATGCCGCGCTCGGCCGTGACCGGAGCGCTGCATCCGAAATCGTCGGGTGTGGTGCGCGTCGACCTGAAGTCTCCGGCCGACGACGTCGTGTGCGCGATCGACCAGTTCGCACGCTGCACGTCGATCGTGCTCAATCCAAAGGTGGCCAATGACGACTGAAGCACTGCTGCCAACCAACCAGACGGGTCTCGAAGCTGCGCTCGCTCAGGTGATGCGCCCGAGTGTCGACCCGGACTTAATCCGTACGCTCTGGGATGCGGATCGCTGCCCGGAAGCGTTCTTGCCGTGGCTCGCATGGTCGCTCGCGGTCGACGGGTGGGAGCTGGCGGAGTCCGAAGACGCCCGCCGCGCGCTGATCAAGTCGTCATTGGCGATCTACCAGAAGAAGGGCACGCCATGGGCAATCCGCGAGATCGTGCGGCGGCTCGGTTTCGGCGAGATCGATATTCAGGAGGGGCGACAGGTCAAGCGACGTGACGGTTCGGTCAGACGCAACGGCCGGTATCTGTACGGCGGCTCGTCCGCATGGGCCGAGTACATCCTCACGCTGAAGCAGCCCGTGACGCGAGACCAAGGTGAAAACCTGAAGCGTGCCATCGAGCGCTACGCGCCGGCTCGCAGCTTGCTGGCATGGCTCGATTTTTCTGAGGTTGCGATCCGGCACAACGGCGTCGCGACGCGCAACGGTCAATATACGCGAGGGGTAATCGGAACATGGCCGATTTGAAGGAAGAGAGTAAGTGGGAGCCGGGGATTCGTCAGTTCGAGACGTCGGATCCCGTGCAGGGTGGCCCGGACGGCGTCGACAACATTGCACTCAAGCAGCTTGGCAATCGCACCCGCTATCTGAAAGATCGTGCGGACGCGGCCGACGAGGCTATTACCGGGCTCGGAGATCGGGCGGATGCGACGGACAAGCAGCTCGAGGATCTCGGCACCGACAAGGTCGCGCGATCGGGCGACGCGATGAAGGGGAAGTTGCTTGGCAAGGCCGGCGCAATGACGCCGAACAACACGAACAACGCTGGCTTTGCCTTTGACGGCGACCCGGACTCCGGCATGTTTTCGCCTGCTAAGGGGCATGTCCAGCTCGGCGCGCAAGGTATTCCGTACGTTGTCATGCTCAGCAACAACCTGACGCTTGGCGCTGCAGGGTGGCTCTCGCTAATTGCTGGCGGGGCCGAAAGTGGCCGCATCACTCCGGAGGGCCGATGGTTGATCGGCGGGGCTGGGGATAATGGTCAGGACACCGTGCGCGTACAAGGCTCGGTCGGCGCAACCGGTGGAATCCGCAGCTCCGGGTATGACACGAATGGCGCAGGTGGTCAGTTTCGCGCGGTGGGCACCGACTACGGCGTCATGATTCGAAATGACAACAAGAGTGCGTGGTTTCTGTCGACGAAGAAGGGCGATGCGTACGGCACCTACAACGACTATCGCCCGTTCTCCTGGTCGCTCGACACGGGCGTTGTCCGTATCGACGGATCGGGTGCCGGCACTTCGCTCGGCGGATACGTGCGTGTCGCCGGCAATCTGGAAGGTTCTGGAATCGCGTACTTCGCTGGAGGTGCGAGTCAGGCGCGGTCGTACGGTTCCGGCGTCATTCTGGGCGCCAACTCGGGTGGCGGCGTTGTCCTGAAATGCGCGACGGCCGACGTAAACATGAAGATGTGGGACGTGCAGTCGAACGAACGGCAGCTCAACATGCGTGCGGTCGACGACGAGTGGACTCAGGGTATCCCGTTCCTGACGGCGACGCGCGAGGACAAGAGCAATTCGATTCGCTCGCTGGCGCTCGTTCCTGCCGGCGGCCGGGTGCTGGTTGCCGGCGCACCTGACGACGGACGTTCGTCGTTCCAAAACAAGGGTGCGCTCAAGAGTAGCAACTCGTCTGGCGCGCTCATTGCATCGAACGGAGGCGGTGCCGGGCAGACGTCGATTCAACTGACGCGGGAAGGCGCACCGGCTGACCAAAAGACGTGGGAAGTGATCGCGGGCGCGGATGGCTCGTTGGCGGTTCGCTCAGTCAACGATACGTACACCAACTCGCAAGCCGCAATTAACGTGACCCGTGGTTCGACCTATGCGCTCGGCACGTTGCAATTGATGCCGCAGGGCGGGCGTGTCATGGTCGGGAAAGTGGGCGACGACGGTTCCACGCAATTGCAGGTCGGCGGCATGGTCACGGCCGTGTCGCCGCCGGCCGGCGACAACTCGAACAAGCTGATCACGTCGGCATGGTTTGCAGCGGCAGTCGCCGACGTGCAGATCGGACAGATCGTTTGGGAGGCTCGAACTGCGCCGCGTGCCGGATTCCTCAAGCTGAACGGCACCGAGCTGAAACGGGTCGACTATCCGCTGCTGTGGGCGTACGCGCAGGGCAGCGGTGCGCTCGTCGCGGACGCTGATTGGGGCAATGGTCGTCACGGTTGCTTCTCCAGCGGGGACGGCAACACGACGTTCCGACTGCCGGATCTTCGTGGCGAGTTTATTCGCTGCTGGGACGATGCGCGCGGCGCGGATGCGCAGCGGCAGATTGGGAGCTGGCAGGACAGCTTGAATCGCTTACACGCGCACGGTGCGTCTGCCGCTGCTGTTGGCGACCACTCGCACGGAGCATGGACAGATTCGCAAGGATGGCACGCTCACAGCATCCATGATCCTGGACACGACCACGGCATCCCCGTCGCGTCTGGTGGCGGCTACATCGGCGAAATAAACCTGAATGGCGGTGGCCGTGGGGATAAGCGCACCACCGGCAGCGGAACGGGCATTTCGATTAACGGTGACGGCGCCCACGGTCACAACGTCGGAATCGGGGGGGGCGGTGCGCACTCGCACGCGATCAGCGTCGCCGTCGACGGCGGCAACGAAAGCCGCCCGCGCAACCTTGCGCTGCTCGCCATGATTCGCGCTTACTAAATCGAGGTAGAACATGCTTTGCAATCAGTACGACAACCTGACGGGGCGCTACGTGGTGAGCTTTCTCGCCGAGCGCGATCCGATGAGCGCCGACCGATATCTCGTTCCGGCCTTCTGCACGCTCACACCGCTTCCCGATGTGCCGACGCGTTCCTGGCCGTTCTGGATTGACGGGAAGTGGGTAGTGCGTCCTGACTATCGCGGCGTGCGTCTGTATCGAACCGATACGGGCGAACCCGGCGAGATCACGGTCGCGGGTATCAGCCCGGACGGCGAAGGGCTCACCGAATTGCCGCGTCCCTCCGACGAGTACGTCTGGCGAGATGGCGCATGGGTCGTCGACGAGACGATTGTCGCCGAGCGCGTGCGAGCCGCCGCGATGACGGATTTCTACGCGCGAATGGAGAAAGCTCGTCAGCAGAATCTCGGCAAGATGGACGCGCGAGCAGCGGGCCTGCTGTCCGACGTCGAGGAGGCGATGTTCGACGCGTGGGCCGCGTATCAGGTCGCACTTGTACGCGTGGTGGATCTGCCTACCTTCCCCAAGGACATCGTGTGGCCTGACGAACCTGATCCGGCCGCCGTGCTGGCCAAGGTCGAGGCCGAACGGGCGGAGAAAGCCGCTCGCGAAGCCGAGGAAGCCGCTCGGCAGGAAGATGAGGCCGCCCGTGCTGATGGCACGGACGAAGTGGCTGCCGACGCTGCATCCACGACGTCCGGCGACAGCGCAAGCGTGAGCGATACCGCGCCGGCTGTCGAGGGCGACACAAAGTAACTTTCCCGGCGCGATAACGCGCCATCCCGTTTTCGTAAGCCGCTCAATCGAGCGGCTTTTTTCGTTTCTGGAGACCCGCATGGGATCGACTTCATTCTTTCACGGTATCACGACGACCGTCGTCGATAGTGGTCCACGCACGATCGCAGTGCCGTCGTCGTCGGTCGTTGGCATGGCCGACACCTACACGCCGGGCGCGGATCTGGCGCAGCCGAACGTACCGGTGCAGCTGACGAGCTATCGCGAGGCCGTGCAGGCGTTCGGCGAACAGAGCGCGATCGCGCGTGCGGCCCGTGCGATTTACGCGCAGAGCAGCGCGGTGGTGATCGCGGTTGGTGTGCCGGCGGTGGCGGACGCCGCGCAGCTCACGTCGGCAATCATCGGTGGCGTTTCGGCGGGTGGTGCGCGCACCGGCATGCAGGCTTTGCTCGACGCAAAGTCCCGCTACAACGCGCAGCCGCGTTTGCTCATCGCCCCCGGCCACACGTCAAAGCAGCCGGTCGCAACGGCGGCCGATTCGCTCGCCGGCAAGCTGCGTGCCGTCGCTGTGATCGATGGTCCGAACACCGACGACGAGGCCGCGATCGCGTACGCGAAGAACTTCGGCAGCAAGCGCCTGTACATGGTCGACCCCGGTGCGAGGGCATGGGACAACGCGACGAACGGTGAGATTGCGATGTCGGCGTCGTCGTATGCGGCGGGTCTTTTCTGCCAGACCGACGCGAAGATCGGTTTCTGGGCATCGCCCTCGAACAAGGAGATCGTGGAGATCACCGGGACGGCGCGACCGATCGAATACCTCGACGGCGACGAGACGTGTCGCGCAAACCTGCTCAACAAGGCGAACGTCACGACGATCATTCGCGACGGCGGGTTCCGCCTGTGGGGGAACCGCACCCTGTCGGCCGATCCGAAGTGGAAGTTCGTCACGCGGGTGCGCACGCTCGACATCGTGATGGACGCGGTGCAGGCCGGGCACAAGTGGGCGGTTGACCGCGGCATCACGGCGACGTACGTGAGTGACGTGACCGAAGGGTTGCGGGCGTTCATGCGCGACCTGAAGCGTCAGGGCGCGCTAATCAATTTTGAGGTCTACCCGGATCCGGAGTTGAACACTGCGAGCCAGCTCGAAGACGGCAAGGTGTACTGGAATATCCGATTCACGGATGTCCCGCCGGCCGAAAACCCGATTTTCCGCTTCGAGGTCACGAACCAGTGGCTGACCGAAGTGCTCGACAACCAGATCTAAGGGAGGGGCGATGATTCCGGAAACGCTGTACAACTGCAACACGTTCGTCGATGGACGTAGCTACGCGGGGCGCGCGACGAGCATGACGCCGCCGAAGCTGAAGATCAAGACGGACGATTTCCGCGCGGGCGGGATGGACGCGGCAGTCAAGGTCGATCAGGGCATGGAGCCGCTCGACGCATCGTTCGCGATGGCGACGATGGAGTACGAGGTGCTGCGCTTTTTCGGGCTGGTGGATCAGGGCGCGTTCAACGGCGTGTTCCGCGCGGTGTTCATGGACCGTAGCGGCAAGACGAAGAGCGCTGCCGTCTATTTGCGCGGCATGCTGTATGAAGTCGATCCGGGCGACTGGAAGCCCGGCGACAAAGTCGAAGCCAAATTCAGCGTGTCGTGCGACTACTACAAGCTGGAGGTCGCAGGTGTGATCGTGCACGAGATCGACATTTTCGCGTGCAAGCGCGTGATCAACGGTGTCGATCAGCTCGCCGAAGTCCGTAAGGGGCTCGGCATGTAAGTGCAACGTGTCGGTCATTCGACCACACGTTACAAAGCTACTTTGTTCAATCAATGGCGAGCCGACGGCTCGCCATTTTTCATTTCAGGAATCGCAATGGAACAGGTCACGATCAAGCTCGACTATCCGATCAATCTCAACGGCGTCGAGTGCGACACCTTCACGATGCGCCGGCCGAAGGTGCGCGACATGCGCGGTGCGCAAAAGCTTGCACCGAACGATGCGGAGGAACAGGAGCTGATCCTGTTCGCGTCGCTAGCCGAAGTCGCGCCTACCGATCTCGACGCGATGGATATGGCCGACTACGAACGCGTGCAGGACGCGTACTACTCCTTTCGACGCGTACGCAAAGCTGGACCGAAAGACGCTCAAGGCGCTGGCGAATCGGCTGGTGCGTGAATACGGCATGTCGCCGACGTCGATCGACGAGATGACGGTCGACGACATGCTCTGGTGGTTGACCGACTGAGAGGGCCGGGATGGCGAAAGACTTAGCGCTTGGCATCGTGATCGGCGGGGCTGTGTCGGCGACGTTCGGCAAGGCAATTACCGACACGTCGTCGAAGATCGATGCGATGAAGAAGCGGGCGAACGACTCGCGGCTCTGGCAGCGCCAGATCGGCGAGACGATGCGTCTGCAGGACGAGTTCCGCCGATTGCACCTGGCGGGCGATAGTGCGGCGGATGGCATCCGTCGCAAGCTCGACAGCAATCTGAAATCGTTGCGGGATGCCGGCGTCGAGGTCGACCGGCTCGATCGCGCGTACGCGCGGCTCGGCCGGACGACGCGCGGGCTGGATCTGAAGGCGTCCGGTTACGAGCGGCTGGCCGCTGGTCGGGAGGCGGGACGCGGCGTGATCGGCGATGCCGTGAAGCTGACCGCCTCGGTCGCGGTGCCGGCCACGATCGCGGCGAACTATCAGGCGATCATTCGCGACATCGCAATCAAGGCCGGCATCGCGCGCACGCAGGAAGAAGCGGCGATGGGCTCGCGTATTCGACGCGATGCCGGGGCGAACGGCATCGGCCGCAATGAGCTGGCTGACGCCGTCAACCAGATGGTTGCGGGCGGGATGGATCTCAATCGTGCGCTCAACTTCGCGCCGCTGGTCGCGAAGTTTTCGATCGGCCAAGGTGCGACGACGGTCGAGACCGCGAAGATGATCCAAGCGCTGCAGCAGAACGCGGAGATCGTCGACCCGCGTCAGATGGCGAAGGCGCTCGAAGCGATCGCCTATCTCGGCAAGGAAGGGTCGTTCGAGTCCGTCGACATGGCGCGGTGGTTCCCGGTGCTGCTCGCCGAAATGAAGAAGATCGGCATCACGGGGCAGGACTCGGTGACGCAGCTGGGGGCCATGCTCCAGGTGCAGATGAAGACCGCCGGCAGTTCGGACGAAGCCGCGAACAACCTGAAAAACTGGTTCTCGAAGATCGGTTCAGGCGAAACCGAACGCAACTATGCGAAGGCCGGCGTCGACTATCAGGCGAAGATGCGCGAGGCGATCGGCAAGGGCTGGTCGACGCTGGAGGCGTCGTTCGTGCTGGCACGTGCGTACATCGAGCGCGTCGATCCCGCCAAGGCGAAGCAGCTCGCGTCAGCGGCGAAGCAGTTCAATTCGGAGATGGACCCGGCCAAGCGACAGGCGCAGATGGCCGCGTTCGCCGAGACGATGAAGACCGGCGACCTGTTCAACGACATGCAGGTCAAGGCGGCACTCACCGCGTACATGCAAAACGCCGAGCTGTACACGAACCTGAAGCGCAACGCGCAGGACGCGAGCGGCGAGATCCAGAAGGATCTCGAAGCACGTCGCGAGACGTCAAAGCAGATCTGGAGTGAGGTCGGGCAGCGGTGGGACGACGCGATGCGCAGCATTGGCGACGCACTGCGTCCGATCACGGATCGTATCGGCGAGGGGGCGAAGGGTCTCGGCAGCGGTATCCAGTCCGTTGCCGATGCAGCCCCGAAGGCGACGGCAGCCGTCGTCGGCATCGCGGGGGCGGCGCTTGCCTTTCGTGGTGCAAGGGCACTTTGGAGCATTGGGCGCGGCGCATTCGACATCGCGCGCGGCACCGTGCTTGCGCGCGGCGGTCGAGCTGCAGCGGGTGGGTCACGTGCCGCCGGTGGCGTCGTCGGCCGTGCACTCGATGCGCTCGGCGGAGCTGCGGCGGCAAGCGGCGGCGTCCAGCGCGTGTTCGTCGTGAACCTGCCCGGCGCTGGCGTCGGCGGTGGCGGGCTTGGCGATCTGGCTGGCGGTGAGCGAGCCGGTCGCGCTGCGCGTCGTGCAGCAGCTCGGGGTGGTCGGCTCGGCAGGCTCGGGCAGATCTTCAATACGGGGCGCGCGTTGTTCGGTCGCGTTGCGCCGTATGCCGGCAAGCTCGCCGTGGCCGGCACGGTGTTGAAGCTCGGTCTTGCGGCGCGTGAAGCGTACGCCGTCGCGTCGAGCACCGACACCAGCACTCAGAAAGCGAACCGCTTTGCGGGGATTGCCGGGAGCCTTGCCGGTGGCGTGATGGGCGCGAAGGTCGGCGCAATGATCGGAGCGCTCGGCGGGCCGATCGGCTCGGCGGTGCTCGGTGTGATTGGCGGTGCGGTCGGCACGTTTGCCGGCGACAAGCTGTTCAGCGCTGTATCGCGCAGGGTGCTGGATCGTAAGCCTGACGATTCGCCTGCGAACGTCGCAGCGGTCGCGAAAGCGAAGGCGCTCGTGCCGGATGCGGCAGGCATCGGCGCTCGATCGGGGCCGCGTATCGAACAGCAGAACACCTTCGCGCCGGTCTTTCACGTGAAGATCGAAGCGAGCGATGCCGACATGGCTAACAAGTTCCTCGCGCAGGTCAGTCCGATGCTGACACGCATGATGGACGAGCATCAACGCAAAGCGAACAGCCGCACGGCGATGTTCGATGCGCCGCATATGTAAAGGAGGAAACCATGGATGTGATTCGGCAGATCACGGGAGCGGCGACGCAGGCCGGTATCGCAACCGAGCGAGTGCGGCAGATGGTTCGGATATTCGACCGAAACCGCGCGGCGAGCATGTCGACGGTCGACGCGCTGCAGCGTCTCGCGACGGGCAATCTGAGCAGCGCGGCCGAGCTGCTGACGGGTGCGTCGGGTGCGCTGTCGGTTGCCGGCGACCTGTTTCCACATGTCGGCACGGTGTTGCGCAGCTTCAACGCGGCACAGGCGTCGGTCGGCTCGATCCTGACGGCGATCGACGGATCGAATTTCCCCCTTGTGCGAGCTGCCGCCGATAGCGTCAAGTCGGCGCTCGGTGGGGCGTGGAATCAATTCAACGCGGCGGTCGGTATCAAGGATTCGGCGGTGATCGACGTGATCAAGTCGACGGGCGCCGGCTCGATGCTGTCGGGGCTGGCCAACGGGGCGACGTCGAGCACGCCGCACATGATGTCGATGACGAGCGAAGCGGGCGACGCGTTCCACTTCAACCTGTCGACCGCTGCGTACGACAAGCTGCGGCGCGCGACGCGGTATCGCGTGGCGTCTCAGGAGCGTCTGAACCGTCAAGAGGCGCTTCAGCCGGTGAGCGTTGGGGGCGAGACGATCGCGCTGTCGGGCGTCGTATTCCCGGCGCTCGGGGCCGGTACGAAGCAGATCGACCGGCTACGCGAGATCGGCGGGCGCATGAAGCCCGTGCAGCTCACGACGGGCGACGGCGACGTGCTTGGCCGCTGGTTGTTGCAGTCGATCGAAGAGGAGCAGGACGCGCTGCTCTCGGACGGCTTGCCGCGCAAGCAAACATTCTCGGTGGAGTTCGGCCGCTATGGCGAAGACTTTAAGAACGTCTGATGGCGACGTGCTCGACACGCTTTGCTACCGCTTCTACGGAACGCTGCAGGGCACTGTCGAGGCAGTGTACGAAGCGAATCCGGGACTGGCGAATCGAGCGCAGCCGTTCCCGGCCGGGGTCGAGATCCTGATGCCGGATCTCGATGCGCCGCGCGTTGAATCGGTGCAGCTCTGGACATAGGGAGGCGCGATGGAAGCAGTGTTTCAGGTCATCGCGAACGGCGCGGACGTGACCAAGGTGATTCAGGATCGGGTGCTGGAGATCCGGGCGATCGACAAACCGGGTCTAGACGCAGACGAGTGCACGATCACGCTGGACGATCGCGACGGCCGCATCGAGTTTCCGCCGAAGGGCGCGACGTTGAAGGTGTCGATCGGATGGGAGGGGCAGGGACTATCGATGCTCGGCGAGTATGCCGTTGACGAGGTCGGCGTGCGCGGCCCACCGGCGAGCGTTGTGATCCGTGGCAAGCCGGCGAACATGCGTGCGACGTCGAAGACGCAGCGATACGGGAGCTGGTCGAACGCGAAGCTGGCCGATATCGTCGGCGACGTCGCGCGTCGTAACAAGTGGTCGGCCGCGTGCGACGTCGATGTCGTCGTGCCGCGTATCGACCAGTTCGGCGAGAGCGACCTGCATTTCATTACGCGCGTGGCTCGCCAGTACGGTGCAACTGCGACGATCAAGGCCGGCAAGCTGATCGTCCTGCCGCGCGGTGGCGGTAAGAGCGCGAGCGGCAAGCCGCTGCCGATCGTGACGCTCACGCCCGACGATCTGATCGACTACGACATCAATTTCCCGGACCGCGCGAGCTTCGCGGCCGTTCGCGCCAAGGTACACGACCGCAAGACGGGCAAGAAGATCGACCTGACGATCCCGAATCCGGATGCGCCACCAGGTGCGTCCGCGGTGCATACCGAGCGCCATGCATTTGCGAGTCCGGAGGCCGCGAATGCGGGCGCGACGTCGCGCTTGGCGACGCTCAATCGGCATACGTCGACGAGTCGCCTCACGATGCGCGGCCGGGCAGATTTGTCGGCCGAGAAGACGATCGCGCTGAAGGGGTTCAAGAAGGGCGTGGACGGCGAGTTTCTGATCGAGTCGGTCGAGCATGCATACGCATCACGCGGATGGAATACGGTCGTGACATTGAATGGAGGGAACAAGGGGAAAGCGAAGGTCGGGCACGGGAAGAAGAAGGGCAAGAAGATCGATCTGGTGGTGCCGGCGCCGAAGTAACGCGTCGCGCATCGTAACTGAAGGCCGCTCACGGGCAACCGGAGCGGCCTTTGTTTTTTTATCGGGCGAAGGGGAGCCGATGCAAGAGCATGAAAAGACGATTCTGGAGCTGGTCATCATGGGTGGATTGATCGGGATCGCGAAGGTGTTGGTGGGTAGCGAGCATTTGACGTTTCGGCTCGTTGCAGGCCGCGCCGTGTTGGGGTCTGCAACGTCGATGGTGGCGGGGCTCGCGCTGTTGCAGATTCCGGATCTGCCGCCGATCGCGCTGCTCGGTCTCGGGAGCGCGCTTGGCATTGTCGGGTCGCAGTACCTCGAAGTGCTGCTGCGCCGGAATGCGAAGCGTCTGTTTGGGGAAAAGTGACGATGGCGCGAATCAGTATTGCGGCCGCTGGCGGAAAAAACCGCGTGGCGTTTCTCGACACGATCGCGGTGAGCGAGATCGGCTCGGCGCTGCTGGCGAAGTCGGACGACGGTTACAACGTGCTGGTCGGCTCGACCGCCTCGCGGCCGCTGTTGTTCTCCAGCTACGCGGCGCACCCGAACGTGCTCAATCGACAGATCCCGGTGCCGTCGACGGCCGCCGGCCGCTATCAGATCCTCACGCGGTGGTGGCGGATCTATCAGGCGCAGATGAAGCTGGCGGACTTCGGGCCGATCTCGCAGGACCGGTATGCGCTGCAGCAGCTGCGCGAGCACGGTGCGTTGTCGTTCATCGACGCAGGCCGGTTCCGCGAGGCGGTCGCGAAAGTCTCGAACGTATGGGCCAGTCTGCCAGGGGCCGGCTACGGTCAGCACGAAAATAAGATCGAACATTTGCTGGCAGCGTATCGCGCGGCCGGCGGGGAGGTGGTCGCATGAAATGGATCGACCCGCGCATCTGGCTGCTCGTTGTTGCCGGCGTCATTGCCGGCGCGGCGTGCGGGTATTCCAAGGGACATCGTGATGCCGACCAATCCGCGAAAGTCGCGGATCAGGCGAAGCAGATCGATGATCTGACGACGGAGCGTAGTGAAATTCGCCGCCAGCTGGCGGCTCAACAGGAGATCGCAACCGATGCTGCGAAAGAACGTGATCAGGCACGCCGCGATGCTGCTGCTGCCGATGGCGCTGCTGACGGCCTGCGCAAGCAAGTCGCCGCACTTGTCGCCGACGTCCGACGTGCCGGCGCTTCGGCCGGAAGCCCGGCAACCGGCGACGCCCTCGATCTGCTCGCCGACGTGCTCGGCCGGACTGACGAAGCTGCGGGAGAGTTGGCAAAGATCGCTGACGAGCGCGGCATCGCCGGCCAACAGTGCGAGCGCAGTTACGACGCGTTGATCGGCGACATGCAATTCAAACAGCCGCGATAACACGGCACCGAGACCGAGCGGTCTCGAGAGAAACAGGGCGACCGAGGGGCGTGAGGCAACACGCTTCCCGGTCGCCTTTCCACTGAGCACGCCAGTGAATCGGCCTAGGCCCTGCTACCTACCGGTAGGCGGGCCGGATTCTACACCAAGTTTTAAAACGGCTGTCACAATGGCAAATCCCATCATTCCTTGGATCGGCGGCAAGCGCCGTCTCGCAGATCACATCATCCCGCGATTCCCGTCGCACGACTGCTACGTGGAAGTGTTCGCGGGCGGCGCAGCGCTGTACTTTCTGCGCCCGCCGGCAAAGGTTGAAGTAATCAATGACGCAAACGGCGAACTGATCAATCTATATCGTGTTGTGCAGCACCATCTGGAAGAGTTCGTGCGTCAGTTCAAATGGGCGCTGACGAGCCGGCAGGTATTCGAATGGCTCAAACAAACGGTCCCGGAAACGCTCACCGATATCCAGCGTGCGGCAAGGTTCTACTACCTTCAGAAAAGTTGCTTTGGGGCGAAGCTGGAGGGGCAGTCGTTCGGCACGGCTACAACAACGCCGCCCGGTCTGAACCTGCTGCGCATTGAGGAGGAGCTGTCAGCGGCCCACCTGCGGCTCGCGAACACGTTCATCGAGCGTCTAGATTGGGCTGCGTGCATCGATCGCTACGATCGGCCGCACACGCTGTTCTATCTAGATCCGCCGTATTACGAGACCGAGGGATATGGCGTCGCATTCCCGTTCGGCGAATACGAGAAGATGGCGCATCGCCTGCGGTCGTTGAAGGGCCGGGCGATCGTGAGCCTGAACGATCACCCCGACATTCGGCGAGCGTTCAACGGGTTCTACATCGAAACCGTTCCGATTCAATATACGGTCGGTGGCGGCAAGGGCGTGGAGCGCAACGAGCTGATCATTTATAGCTGGGACGACGCTGCGCAGCCTGTGGGGCTGTTCTAACTGAGAATGCCGGCGCGGACAATCGCGCCGGCATCGTGCTTTACAGGTCAGCGAACGCGGGCAGAAGGTCCTGGTCGACGAGCCGAATCTCGATACGGTTGGCAACCTCGACGTGTTCGGGGTTGTCCTCTGAAAAAACGGCATCTGGGACGCTCACAATGATCGTCCCGGTCTGCTTCCGACCGGCTTCGGGAACTGGAATCAATTCGCGTGCTTCCGGAACTTGCTGAGCCGTGAGCGGCTTCGGGAGATACAGCATCCAGCCAACGCCCGGCTTGTCATCAAACACCTGTCGAGGAAAATACTCTCGTGGTGAAACAGAGACATACATCGGGTCATAAACCGTGACCATCGCGGACACTATCCTAGCCATGCCCTCATAGCTGCGCTCGTCCGCCGAGACTGCGCTCTGTGCCGGTAGCCCAATTTCTATCTCGCTGGGCCGCCTCTTCGCATCGATGGCTAGCTTCAGCCTCGCGCTGTTGGCCGCGTCCATTTGACCATTCCAGAAGCCAAATACTTTAGGAAGGTCCATCTTTTTTGCGTACCGTTGCGCCAACACTGCCAAAACGGCTGTCGAAGGTACGCCGGGCGCTTCATACATGGGATACAGACGGGCTTCTTCCTCTGTATCCGCCTTCAGCCACCACTGGCCTAAACGGTCGTCCTCACGTGACATGGCCTCAACCACCGGCCATAGCCGGACGAGATGAGCCGCAAAATCGCCAAGCGGAGCGAAATCGGTGGGGTTACGAAATTGCGCAACTATTTCCATGTTTGTCAGGGCACCCATTCTGATTCAACGCTAAGACGGGCAAGCGGCGTTCTCATGTACTTCCAAGTCCGCTCCGTCTGAAAATACCATTTCAATCGCGCAGGAGGATGATCATCGACAACCGCAGCCTGAGCTCCAGCCTGCTCCTCCATGTCATCAAAGGCCTTGGTGTACGGGACATCGTCCTTCTTCAAGAACTGATCGTACTTTCCCTTTGCTTCTATCAATAAACAGCTTTCCGGTCGAAAGCCGTCGAAGTCGCGCTGCCAGACCCACTCCATGCTCCAGGCCTCTTCAACGCTATAGGCGAACCCGGTAATTCGCCCTTGATACTCTCGGGAGTTGTCACTCATGCTCCAGTTGCGGCGCTGCATGCTCCCCGTCTCAGGCGGGCACTTCTTGCAGCTCTCGCCGGTGCGCGGAATCGCCCGGACATCCGGCTTTGCCTTGCTTTCGTCCTTTGGGGTATCACCCGACAGACTCCCCGTTCCCGCGACTGCTGCCCCGCCCAATAAGGCGACGCCAGCGCGCGCCAAGACTGGTCCGAGTTCCACTATCGCCGCTTCGATCGCCGGCACCACCAATCCCGCCATGCTCAGCCCCTCCCTTGTCGTTCTGATGTTCGATGCGCCATTTGATGACGCGTAGGTAATCGTGAAAGCGTTCGTCGACCGATCGGCCGGGGCGCGTTATCCATGCGCGTGTCGCCGGCTGCTCGTAAAACTTTGGCGCGTACGCTTCGATCCGCAGAAACGCGGCGACATTTTCATCGGCCTGAATGCCGAGCTGTCGAGCAGCGATGTATGCATTCCAGAGGCGCGTGGGTAACGTGCCGTCGTCGGCCAGCTTCGGGTCCGCTTTGACGAGATCCAGCCGAATGCGCTCGACATATCCGCGTGCATCGATCTCGGCGAGGCCAGCGACCTGTTCGCTTGTCAGCTCAAGCATGCGGGTGCACTCCCTTCAATTTTCCGTTCACTTCGACGAGCCAGTTGAAGGTCGGGACGAAGAACTGCATGCTCTGCGTCAATTCCATCAGCGATGCCATGTCGGCCATGATGCGGGCGTCGTAGAAGCGAAGGAGGGCTGTACGGCCATCCGGCAAGCGCACGTCGAGTCGACGGCGCAGCTCGTCGGCCAGTGATTCGATTGGATAGGCGCTGATCAGCCACGACATGCCTGTCGGGCCACCGGCCATCGCGGCGAGCGAACGTCGTACGTTGCCGCCCGCACGCTCGTAGTCGAGCAGCCACGGGCCCGCATCGGCGAGCGATGCGTCCGGTGTGCCATCGAACAGCGCCACGGACGCTTGCGATCGCTGAGGCGGGGACCCGCCAGCCGCATCCGCGAACAGGAGACCGTCGACCAGCGCGTACAAGTGCACCTGCATGGTCAACTGCTGTTGCCGCGTCAAGTAGAACGCTTCGATCGAATTGCTGGTCATGGTTCTACCCGCGCGCGATCATCGTGGCAGCATTTTCGGCTGCGGACTTCAGGCATTCGAGGCAGAGCGTAGGAGAAGGGGCCAGCGCTGCTGCAGCGTTGGCGACTGCACCTCCCGTCGTCGCTTCACCGGCTCCGACATCGTCGAGTGTCGCGGACGATTGCGAGGCGATCAGCGTCGCTCCGCAAGCGGTCTTCATGCCTTCGATGGCCGTTTCCCGGCCGGCGATTTGATGCGGGTAGCGTCGGCCTGTCGCGGGCAGGATCGGAAAGACGCCTTTGCATTGTGGGCAAAGTACCTTGTGTCCGACGCCGGCGATGGGTTTCCCGTCAATGGTGGCGGTCGCGGTGCCCTCCAGCACGCGACCGCCGTGCGTCGTCGTGTCGCCGACGCAGATCATGGCTCGGGCCATATGCTCTCTCGTAGATGTGGTTTTCGTATGAATTTACCATTTCCGGAAGAGCGGTCGAGCCTGTGGCCGTCGCGCCGTCGGTCAACGATTGTCAATCGAGCAGGGCAGCTTGGGCGTCAAAGCATCCCGGCCCGACCCTTCTCGGCGCGGAGCAGATGGCGCAGGCGCTGAAATTCGCCCTGTCCGCCGCCAAGCGCTCCCCGATCGGGGACGTTCTTGTCGACGTGATCGAACCACGCTTGAATGCGGTTGATCGACTGCCGGAGCGCCAGAATTTCCAGGATGAGCCAGCGTACCTGCAGGTCGGTGTGTTCGCGCCACAGGGCTCTCAATTCCGCGTCGGTTGGCGCATCGAACTCCGGCATCTTCGGTTTTAATTTGACCCTCGGATCCCTGAGATGCACGCGGTTGCGGTCTATCCTCGTACGCTCGATCGGCCGCGTCTCCGGGTTTTGAATCGGATCAAATACGGCCTCAATCCACCACTCCAGCTCGTGTTCCGTCAGTTCGGTAGGCGTACGTTTCCACTCGGTTTCCCCTAGGAACCGATATTCCCAAATGTATGCCCATTGAGGTTTGATCACGGCCGCGATACTGTATAAAAACACAGTGTATCGCGAGGTAAGATGGTTTGGTCAAGCACGGAAAGCAGGGGCAGCGGATGTGTACCAACTACGTGGCTCCCGGCGAGGATCCGGGGTTGAACGAACTGAAGATCGATAGCTTCAGAGACCTGTATCGCTGGACCCCTTGGAAGCCGGAGATCTACCAGGACTACGATGCGCCTATCGTTGCGAGCATTGAGGGGCAATTCGAGCCCCTGATTGCGGGTTTCGGGTTCTGGCCCCGACAACTGCAGAAAGCGAACATCGAGAAGGCGAAGGAGCAGGGCCGCAAACCGCCAATCCTGCGCAGCACGATGAACGTTCGCGACGACAACCTCGGGAAGTCCCTGCTATACGGGCCGACGTGGAAGTCAGGTGGCCGGTGCTTAATTCCAGCTCGGTACGTGGTCGAGCCGTCCTATCCGGATGCACGGCGGGATACCAGTGGGAAATGGATTCTCGGCCCTTGCGTGTGGCAGTGCATCGGCGTCATCGACCGCCCAACGATGTGCGTGGCCGGTATCTGGCGTACCGTGAAATACCCGGACGGGAAACCGCGCCATGTGATGACGATGATCACGGTCAACGCGGATCGCCATCCCATCATGTCGCGGATGCATAAGCCAGACGACGAGAAGCGGTCGGTCGTCATCCTGCGGCCGGACGACTGGGAAGAATGGTTGACGACGCCGAACATTGAGGCAGCGCGCGCGATGTTACAGTTATATCCAGCATGCGAGATGGTGGCGCAGCTAAAGTGACTTTGCTGGCATTAGAATGAAACTCATTATGCGCAACGCGCACAACAGCATTGCGCAAGATGCGGGCCGGGCCCATTGAACTGTCTCCCGGACTGAGAAATCGCCTTAGAATCATCTCGATAATTATCCAGCGGGGGACGGAATGGCGAGTCGGGGGAGGCCACGTAGGCGAAGGGTGCTGACTGTTGTGTTTGACACGAACGCGATATTCAATAAGGAGTTCGATAACCTTGTCAGTCGACCTGCGAGAGATCTAATAGCACGACACTCCAATCACGGAGACTTGGGAATCCGATGGGTAATTCCGGAGATCGTCCGCGGCGAGCGCGAATATCAAATGCGAGACCAATTCCGAGGCATCGCGGGAGAGCTTGCGAGAGCGGAGAGGCTTTTCGGTCAAGAATGGGGTATTACGCAGAGTGTCGTCGAGCAGCGAATCGAAGCACGTATTGCCCAGGAACTCGCGTCATTGCGGGTCGACGTGGTGCCATGCACGATTGACCGCGTGAATTGGGCGGATGTGATGCGCCGCGCCTGTTTCCGCGAGCCGCCGTTTGAGCGTGGAAAAAGTGAGAAGGGCTTTCGCGACGCGATCGTCTGTGAGACTTTTATTCAATTGGCGGCTGACCTCACGGGCGGTGACACCGCCATGCTCGTATCTGATGATCGTTTGGTGACGCAATACATTGAGTCCTGTGGGATCGCAATAAATAGGGCGCGCGTTGTCGAAAACCTCGAAGCGTTGAACGACGAGATCCAGTTGCGTGTGGCAAACGTTGATGAGGAGACTCAAGCACTTATCGAGCGCCGGGCACAGCAACTGTTCTTTCCTTGGGATAATCCGGCGAGTCCGGCCAGCATCTGGGCACGACAGAATCTCCATGATCGAATTTGGCACGAATTCGGTGATCACCTACGGCGGTCGCCGGCCGGTATGACTCACGTGCTGGTCGCACAAGAGCTCTCAAATGCACGACTGGTATCAAAGGACGGCGCTCGCGTTCACTTTGAATCAATGTTGATCGTAAAGTCGGCCTTTCGATTCTGGGTTCCTGCGCCAGAGACTCCGCAGGACGCGCCAGTGTCCCCGAGTGGGGTGCCGCTACCAAGTGGTCCTCGGCAGGGACTACCGCAATTCAACCCGAAGGCAAATCTCGGTCTATTAGGGCTGTTGGGTGCGACGCCAGCCGGTGAATGGAAGCAAGTCGACAAAGCATCGACTGATTCGGTCTCAATTAAATGGAGTGCGACTCTCACAAGCCGACGGGCTCTTACGCGTGCGAGGATTGATTCGCTTACGTTTAGTGAATAACGTATCTGCGCGCTGAGCGTTGCTGAACCTGAGGTCGGGAGTATGCCTGAATATCGATATTCATATTTAGAACATTCGTTAGCTCAATGAGTGGGATATGATGGGGCGATATCGCTTTCCGGTGAGCCACTGTTCGTACGTTAGCATTGTCTCCCATGCTACATCTCGAGGCATTTGTCGTCGATTTATGCGCGACTCATATTTTTCGATGACTTGTAAATAGTCGTTATTTCGTTTGCCAAAGGCTTTGCGAATCTTCTTTGGAATGTCGTCGAACGTCCCAGCAAAGGTGGACCGAATCGGAACGAAAAGAATGTGATCTTCCCCTTCGTTTGAAAACGACACGTCCCGACGGATATCTCCGTCACGCCAGATCGTGTGGCTCTCCGCTTCGACGTAGTTTGCTCCTTTTGACCAGATGCGAAAACCGAACATTGCTTCGCCGCGCCCAGTGCTTGCGATATATTTTTCGACGTTTGTATCGCAGCAACCAAGTCTGCTCCACGGTTCAGGTTCGCAAGCGATATAAAAGGCCTCTTGATCACTTAGTGAGCGACAAAACTCGGCTATCGTGCCAGAAAAGGTTTTTGGCGTGGTAAGTCCGTCCAGCAGTTCAGCGCCGGCCACGTGCAGATCGACCGTGAACTCTGTGTGCGCTCGCTCCTTTTTGAGCCGACTTTTTTTCCCCATCGTCCGTCCCCGACTTGAATTTGGATGTGCCTGTTTAATGTGAGCGTAGGTCTTGGCGTGGCTTTGATTGCCGAGCCTTGTCAAATAACGCGCAGGTACAGCTGCATCATTGGAGTGGCGGTTGCAGGTGCTGCGGTGGGTTGCGTGCTCATGTGACCGGGAAAAGTTGCTTTGGCAGCCGAGTTTACCAGCGGCCCTCACGCGCAAGCGCGAAGTTCGCCTTTCGGCCAGGTGCTGGGGATGACGACCGGCGGCTTCCGGCCACTTCCAGCTGCTCGCTCGAATGCGCGAGCGCACAATCAGTCGCCTGTCTTGGAGCTGACACCGGGCGTTCGCCGATCCACGCTCGTTCGATCAATCTCAATGTTAGCGGGGCTTCTCGCCGTTCAACGCGAGCGAGAAGATCACGAGTGCCACCGGCGGCTCGACAGGCGCAGGATGGGAGTCCCGAATCCCCGCCGCTGTGGTGTGGACTATACGGTACACCTAGAGCGCGGCACCGGAGCACTGGGCAAGTAAGAACGGGATATGGATGACAAGCTGCTGCCGTGTCTGTCACCAGCTCGGCTGACAGCACATTAATCTGAAACGGTTACATATAGTGGAAGCACAAACAGGTCGAACGCGGTTGGTTCTAACCACTACAAACGTTCAACCAGTCTTAGCATACGGGTTTTCCTGATTCGTGAGCTGCGTCCTTGAAAGCGCGATGACCTGTCGTCAAATGCTCCTATTTCGAAACTGAAACATTTTTTTGAATTTTCCATCTCGACTGCGTTCAGCATGCGGTCATTATTTTAATGAAATCATGTGCATAGCCTGCTTGGCACGGTTCTCGCTCAGGTCCGATGACGCAACCCGGTGTCACGCCGAGAGCTTGTGCAGTAGTTCTCGTTTGGGAAATTGTGACCATCCGAGCGTTGCGGGGTCACCCTACGGTGAACGATGGTGTGCGTTCAACTCGTATACTGAATAATCGCTAGCCTACGGTGATCAGACGGGGCGCTCGGTAGCTACCGGCCAATGTTCTTGGAGACACGTAATGGCAGATCAATGGAAGGCAAGCATCAAAGAAATTGCTGGGGTGGCCGTTGCGATGGTGGATGTAACGGTAACTAGGACGATCTTCTTGGATCCACAAACACTTGAACGGGTGGGTGGAGCTTTGAAGGAATCCGGGTTGTCGGCGGCGGGAGATTTTGCTAAAGCCGTTCAGAGCGTACCGGCCGATTTTCGGCGTTTCGTATTCACGCCGTGGTCCGACGCTGAAAGTCAACGGTTCAACTTGGGCAGTTTTTCTTCAATCGTTAAGATATTCGAGTCTCGGGCGTATTGGCGCGTTGACGGGACTGCCGAGGCAGGGTTTACAGGGATACTGAACTTTGGCGGTGTTGATCGAAAAATTGACCTGTCGGAAGCCGCGCTACCCGCGTTTCTCTCGTCCGTAGACGCGGTTGAGAAGCAAGCGGCACAGGACCTCGTCGACAACAAGATTAAGCGTGAGGAGTGGAACAAGACCAAAGAGCTTTGCGATGTAATGCACGCGAGTCACGATGACTGCGTTAAATTGTATGAGTTTAACCTCAGGACGCGCAGGGAAAGGGAGCAGTCAAAACGGGAACAACAAGAGCGGCAGCTTCATGACGGCGAGCGGGTGGTAGGCGACAAGGCGGAGTACACGGGGGACTTCCCGGACGGATTTGGCGACCACTTCCGCGATGTGGGATGAAGTGCCATCCGAAACTGTATGCTGCAGAATGGTTGCAGCTTCCAGCCCGCGTCGTCGGCGACCGTTTCTCGTTGGCCCAGGAGCGGTCGTTTCCGAATCGTATCCGGACTGCTCAAACGGGTCGGCAGCGGCCGGCCTTTCCAGAAATTGGTTGGCGTAGGTTTCAGCGTAGCTTTTGGATCGATGCCTTGTCAGATAAGGCGGAGAGACCTATGCATCATCGGTCATTGATGGAAGCGGTTGCGATACCGCTGTCCATACGCGCCTCATTTTCGACATCGTCAAGCCAGTTTGCCCAAGCCTGCATCATCTCCCGCCGTTCCCGCAAGTACTTTGCATGGTTGTATGTCGAACGCGTCTTGTCCTTATCCTTGTGCGATAGCTGCATCTCAACGACTTCGTCTTTCCATCCCATCTCATGAAGGTTCGTCGACGCGGTTGCTCGAAAGTCGTGACCGGTTATCGGTTCAGGGTTATCCGGAACCATGTAGTCGATCGCGCGATTGATCGTTGCGCGACTCATATGTGGGAGCTTTCGATTGCTATGAAGGATCGGCAGGATATATCCACGATGGCCATACATCTCCTGCAACTCGCGAAGTAGTTCAAGTGCTTGCTTGGGAAGGGGAACGATGTGCAGGCGTCGCGCTTTGATCTTTTCCGGCGGCACCCTCCATTCTGCGGTCCCTAGGTCAATTTCGTCCCATCGCGCCCGACAGAGCTCGATCGTTCTCGGAAATAACATCATCAGCAATCGAATTGCAATCGCGGTTCGTCTGCTCTTGTAGGTCGGAAGCTTCCGAAAGAGCCTCTTCAGTTCTTCGCGGCTCAATGGCCGAGCATTCTCTGTTGGTGGCTTTAGAACCGATCCGCGCAGCACGGATGCGGGATCTGTATCTGCCCGAAGCGTGATCACCGCATACTGGAACACGTTGGACACGTACTGGCGCAGTTTGATCGCTACGGAAGGGGAGCCACGCTCCTCGACTCGGCGCATCAAAGCAAGCACGTCGTGTGCAGTAATGGAACGCATGGGGCGGTTCCCGATATACGGGTACGCATCTGCTTCCAGCATGCGCAGAATCTCGCCATAGTGCCGCTCGGTCCAAGTCTTCCTCTTCTTCTCAAGCCATTCGTCGCTGACGGAACGAAAAGTTGCTTTGCCTTCGTTGATGCGCGTGGACAGCACTTCCTGTCGCGCGTGAGACGGGTGCAGTCCCTTCTTGACGAGTTCGCGGGCATCGTCGCGCGCCGCGCGCGCGTCTTGGAGGCTGACAGTTGGGTATTCGCCGATCGCGAAAAGGTTTTCTTTCCCAGCAATTCTGTACTTGTATCGCCAGAGCTTGGAGCCGGACGGATTAACCAAAAGATACAGTCCATTGCTGTCGGTAAGTTTGGTAGGCTTGTTGACTGCCTTCGCTTGTCGGATCTTGATGTCGGTAAGTGGCAC